CCTGCTGATAAGTGTAGGCCACAGCGTCTGCCAGCGTCGAATATTGCTGTATTTGCCACTCGACGGCGTGCGTCGAAATCCGCTCGCCCGTGTAACCTTTGGAGCGATAGACGATGCCATTGCCGCGCGCGTCCTTGCCCAGCCAGAACAGGCCGTTGTCTAGTTTAGCGACGGAATAGGGGGCCTGACAGCCGATTTCGTTGAACGCGCCCTGAATACGGGCAAGCGGAAAATCGGGAAGCCCGGCGTTATACCAGACTTCCACGGAGGTTTCACCAAACAGCCATACCTCGCGGTGATCGACAATGAGCGTAACGAGATTGTCGGGCGAGCCTTCCGCGCTGGCAAAGTCCAAAGGATCAACCGACGAGCCGTCGTAAAGCGCCGTCACCCAGAATTTTTGGCTATTCGGCTGGCTGAAGACAAAATAGCCGTCAAGGAAGCCAACGCCGACAGCGCCCTCAAAGTCGGGGTCAGTGATCTGCGCAAAAGCGTCGGTATTGGCGTTGTAGATGTAACCATTTGCGCCGGCAGCGATAAACAACTGCGTGCCGTTGTCCACCATATTGACGGGACCAACGCCAGCGACGCCGCCCTTGTCGACGTAGTTCCAGGCAGAATCGATGCGGTAAAACCTGCTGCCGGAAACCGCATAGGCGTAATCGCCATAAGCCCACAGCCCGCGCACCGGCCCGGTCGGAAGCTGCACAAGCTGCCGCAGCCCCGGCGCGCGTTGAAGAAAGGCGGCTTCCTTGCCGCCCTCCGGCACAATCTCAGGAAAAAGATTAACCATGCGGTTGTCCGCAGCGTTAACGCTGCGAGCCACATAGCTTGATCCAAGAATTGGCGACTTCATCAGTAATTTCCGGCGTAGATATTATACCGCTGACGAGTGCCCACGATGCTATATGGCAGCGCCATGATGTCGTCAGGATTATTAATACGCTTCAGATTGCGCTTGCTATACATAGCGATGCGCTGCACTTGCGCGGACGGTTCAACGCCGAACTCCGGAGCCAACTCGCAGGCCAGATTGTAGCGAAAAGCCCGCAGATAACCGGGCGGGAAAGCCAGCGTTGTGCCGAGTGTCGCCGGGTTGGCCAATTCTTCAACCGAAATAAAATGCCACTCCAACAGCCGCAACGGCTTTGGGTAGACATACATTTCGATGTTTGGATACGACATGTTAATCCAAAGCACCTGCGGATAGGTGCTGGTCACAGTTTTGACGGCAATGCCGTCATATTGTTGCTGGTTGATGATCTTGATGCCGTAAGACACATTAGTCTGCGGGTCGCGGAAATAGGTGGCGTCATCGACTAGAATAGGTCGGTTGCCGACAAAATCGCCGGATGGCCCCAGCGTTCGGCTAAGCTCCCCGGCTGGCCAATTGAACACCTGATCCTGCGTCGAGAACACCGCCAAGCGCTCGGTGTTCCAACTATCAATCATCTGGTTGAGGGCGAACAGCGCGTCCTGCGAGGTTTCGGCAGACGGCGTTTCACCTTCCGCCAGCACGCCCAGCAGCCGAAGCGCGCCATTGATTTGGTCATTGGCGGTCGAGGTGATCGTATTGGACGTAGACGGGACGACGACAGGGACATTCAACGCTGCGGTAAACAGCGCAAGCATCTGCCCGTCTGTCCAGCCTTGCGAGGATTGCGTCAGGATGGCGATGGCGTCGCCCGAGGTAATATATTCCGCCGTCCAAAACTCAATCCAGGAAGCCGACTCGGCGTCAGCAGGGACCGCTTGATACAGCAGGTTCATGTCGCCTAGCTGCGCAAGGGCGGTAAAATACTGTTGGCGAGTTACGGTTGTCATGCGGGCACCTGCGCGGCTAAGTCAAATAAGGCCTGCATTTGGGCCGATGTGTAGCCCAAAGCCATCTGGGTCTGCACATACAAGGGGTCGCCCTGCTCGACATATTTTGCCGAATAGAACTCTATCCAATCAGGGAAATTGGCGTCTGCCGAAATCCCCCCATACAAGGTGTTCATATCCGCCGAGTCATATACGGCGGATATGAATTGCTGTCTGGTGACGGTTGCCGCCATGTCAGTTATACGCCCATGCGTAAGTCGTCGCGCCGGCTGTATTGGTGCAAAGAACTTGCCGCGTCACCGCGCCCGTCGCAGAGACGGCTGAGCCGTATGTTCCCGTGGCGTATGCGGTGCCGTTTGAAACCGTGACAATCACGCCAAGCGCTGCGGCGTTACAGGTCGGAAGCCCTGCTATTGTATAGCTCGCAAGTTTAAGCGTGCTGCTGAATGTTGCCGCGCCAGAGATCGTGATCGGCAATGCAAGCGCCGCGCTTGTCAGTAAGGAATACGATGTGCCAGACTTTTTGAACGGCACAAGACCAGACGAAATTACGCCGTCCGAGCCGTCATTCCACTGAACAGAATTTAGCGAGCCGGCGTCTGTAACCATTGGGATGGTGTTACAGCAAGGGTTGTCGTCAGATTTATTCCCAATAACCGTTATGTTTCCTGACGCCGCCGTCAGGCTATACCAAGCGGTATTGGTCCCTTTGATATAATTAAAGTTGTTTGCGATCAGGTCGCTGGTGTTAGCGTCAACGATTGAATATGCGCCGGGGGCATTCAAGCTATTATTGCTGATAATGTTAAACGCGCAGCCCGTGCCTAACCCAGACAGGTTAAAAATGGCTTGGCCGGCAATTGTGCCCTCGGATACGTTGTTGGCGATAACCGAGTTAGAAATGCACCCAGAGATGTTTGAGTAGCCTTGAATGCCGAAATGGTTTCCCGTGATAAACATCGAATTGACTTTAGTGGAACTTCCGAGCGAGCTGTCAATGTTGATGCCTTCGCCGACTGAGGTGTCAATGAAATTGTCGACAATGTGGATGCTGTTTGACGCTGCGCCGGAATAAGATCCGGTAGAATTGGAAATATACAAGCACGCTTTCTGACGCCCAGCGCCGGTGGCCGCATTGCCGCAGGCAATGAACGCATTATCGTTGATCCACCAATCCCACCCGTTGACAATATCCAGCGCAGGGCGCGCGTTGACGATAGACATATGCGTGATGTTTCCGTTCCATGTCCCTCGGCCGCTGGTGATCTCCGGAGCAGAAACAGCCGCATAGTTGGCGCTCTGCATATCGATGGTAAAATCGCGCAATCCAATGCTGGTCGACACGCCCGGTGAAAGGCTGGCGGAACCCGGAAAAATAAACATCGGGCCACTGAGGCCACTGTTGTAAAGGCGCGTGTTTGCTTTGTAGCCTGGAGCCGAGCCTTGACCTTGGATCACAACGCCGGCCTTCAGCGTTATGCTCGTCGCAACCGGATACGCTCCGTAAGGAATAACCAAAGCGCATCCGGTTGATGGACACGCGTTAACAGCGGCTTGGATTGTCGGTCCGTTATCGGCCGAAGCCGAAAGGCCCGAGATGTAATTTAAAGGGCTAATAGACCCAAGATTGGTAATGCCGCCGCTAAACGTCTGAATTGCGCTCCAGGTATTAGCGCCGTTCAGAAGAGGAACATTTGCGCCGCTTGTCCCAATGTTTTGCGCGGCGGCGGTTCCTATGCCGGAAATATTACTGGACGATATCGCCCAAACGCCGGCGGCGCTAACTGTCCCGAGATTCGTCCACGATCCGTTGATGTTCGCGCCGAACTGATAAGGCGTTGCGCCCTTGTTCATCCCCCACTGCATCTGCGTGTAGGTCTGCGCTACGGCGCCCCCTACGTTGAATAGGAGGGCTACAAGGGTCAAAACGCGCCCAGCCATTTTGCTCGTCATATTCGGCCTCAAGATCCATAGCCGCGATTTTCACCCCGTGCTTGGGGTGCCGCAAATAAATTACCGCCATTTTTCACCTATGGTAAGGGCCAGGCGGCCCGTAGGCCGCCCGTAGGTTCGGATCATGACGCCAGAAGCGGGACAGAATACCAGGTGGTGGCGTCATACGCGACGAGAAGCGACGACGTATAAGCCGCAAGCACATAGTTTGAGTCAGCCGCAATAGCGTTAACGGCGTCGCCCGAAGCCGGCCAAACCTTCAGAACAGCGTTCGCATTGTTCTTGAGGATCACCGTGCGCCCGGCGACAGCCGCCGGGAGCTTGACGCCCTTGGTGCCATCGGCCGCCGAGACAAGCGTGAAGCCGTCTGCGACTGAGGCCGCATCGCTCTGCGTGCTGCCGGCAGCGGCGACAGTGGCAGACTTCAGATAAAGCCCGCCGGTAGTCGTAATGTCGGCCGCCGAAACGGACGTAGCGCCGGAAATAGTGCCTCCACTGATCGTCGCACCCGTGATGGTCGTGCCAGCAACGAGTTCGGGATCAGAGAAGGCAACGCCGACAGGTTTCGTGTTAGGCATTGCCTTCTCCTAGTGTTAAGCGACGCGGTAAAGCGTCCAAGTGCCGGAACCAGTTTTGCGGGCGCGGAACGCCTGCGCGGTGCCGGCCGTGGCCACGACAGTCATCAGGCCCGAAAGCGTCCAGCCGGTATTGGTGGTGAGCGTGATAACGCCCGAGCCAGAACCGTCGACGTTCAGAACCGAAAAGTCAATCGTCGCGCCAACCTTGGCCGAGGACGGAAGCGCCGTTTCCAGCGCCGCAACCGTCGGCAACTGGTAGGACGCCGC